CCAACCCGTGGCTGGCGTTGCTTACATTGGTATTATTGCTGCTAATAAACTCATCGGTCTTAGCAAGTATACCCGCATTGCTCAATGGTGTGCCCGAAGAGGAACTTTACAAGAAGAACTTTGTAATGATATTGCCCGTGAAATTAGCAAAGCTACTGATTCCAAAAACGTAGCAGTCTATGTGCAGGCAGTGCATGGCTGTTGTGAAAACCGAGGCATTATGGCACACTCTAGTCTAACACAGACTACAGTACTCAAAGGCACATTCAAAGACGATCCTCATACAAAGAAAGAGTTCTTTGACAACATCAAACTGCAACAAGAGTTTGCACCACGATGAAATACATTACTAACAAGTTTGACAGCGTTCGCTTGCCAGTTGAACCTGGGTTGTTAGAGTGGTTGCAGGAACAATATCCTGCATCAAAATACTTTATTAAGGAAACCTAATATGGGGCAAGCACATACTGTAACAAAAGTAGTAATTGTCGGCGGTGGGACTAGTGCATGGTTAACTGCTGCCATGTTGTCTCATCGAAAACCACATTATGAAATTGTTGTAGTTGATAAAGAAATTGGGGCGTCTGTCGGAGTAGGTGAAGGTACAATATTAGGTTTTGCTAATAATATGCATCACTGCGGATTTAATATTGAAGACTGGTTTTTTGAAATTGATGCAACTTATAAATCGGGAATTTTATTTCCCGGATGGACAACCGATAGATCAGATGTATGGCATCCGTTTTTTTATTCTCAGTATCCAGGAATGCCATTATCATCATTTGACTTGTGGTCTCACTATCAAGAGTTAGATATTAAAACTAATGTTTTAAAATTATACAATATTTCAGTCAATTTTAATAAAATTGATAAAGATAATTTATTGCATTATGCATATCATGTTAACTGCGGGAAATTAGTTTCATTTATACAAGAAAAAATTGTTAATGTAAGAAAAGTAACAAGCATTAAATCAGAAGTTATCGATGTACATCGTACAAATAATAATATAACTAATCTAATACTAAAAGATGGGCAAGAAATAACCGCAGATCTATTTGTCGATTGTACAGGGTTTAAAGGCATGTTAAATGAAATGCCAGATCGAGTAACCCTTGAAAATCGACTATGGTGCGATACTGCCATTGCTGGGCCTGTTCAATATATCGACAAAGATAAAGAAATGCACCCGTATGTAGTTAACGAAGTAGTGGACCACGGGTGGCTATGGAAGATTCCTATCCAATCACGCATAGGATCAGGATTAGTATTCAATCGAAGTATAACTAGCGTAGATGAAGCAACGGAGTATTTCTGCAAGTATTGGGGTGATCGAATTTCTAAAGAAAATCTAAAAGTTATCGATTGGACTCCTTTTTATAATAGGAATATGTGGCACGGTAATGTTGTTAGTATAGGATTAAGTGCCGGGTTTATTGAACCATTAGAAAGTACAGGCATTGCTCTAATTACAAAAGGCATATACGAAATGCTAGACCGATTAGAGCAAGACTATTATACAGATCAAGATATTGATTTATTCAATTCAAGATTAATAGTGTCATTTGAAGAATCAATTGACTTTGTTAGTATGCACTATATGGTTGCTGATAAAAACACACCTTTTTGGAATTGGGTTAAAGATACTAGATTTAAATCTGATGCTCAAAAAATATATGAAGATAAACTAGCTAACTCATATCTATTACCTTTTGAAGGTAGAGGATCTATATTTGCTGGCTATAATTGGTTTTGTATATTAATACAACTAGGATATACTGTTGGTAAGAAAAATGTTTCACCGTTGAATAATCTACAAATTAAACAACTATTATCTCTTCATAAAAATGAAGAATTAAACAAAACAAATTCAGTTCTTCATACAGAATACTTAGAATTATTGCGTAATAAAATTGAACCTTTCTTTTTATTACCTGAGCATCGAATACACAAAGGAGAATAATGATGAATAAATTTATAGAATGGTTCGAACGTAATCGTAAATCAATTGGCTATGTAGTTGGTGGTGCTAACTTAGGGTCAGGTATCGGGCAAATTGCCAAGGGTGATGTTGCTAACGGTGTAATGATGTTAATATTAGGACTAGCAATAGTAGTAGACACAAGGATGTTCAAATGAGTGTATATCTAATTAAACCACTTGAAAAGAAAAGCATTATCTATCATGTAGAGATGTTCCGTGAGAATTCTGATGGTACTACAAGTTGGTTTAACATTGACGAAACATATCGTTGGGGTCAAGGCTTTATTGAAAAAGATATGGACTGCAATCTTCCTTGGGAAGGTGATACAGTAGCATACACTAAAACTGATGCAGGTTGGGGTTGTGAGTTTGACGACAGCATTAGCGTTGATTGGGAATTCAGCGATGATATTAGTGAACTTGAACAACAAGAATTAAAAGAAGCATACTACGAAGGTGGTGCCGGATGGCTCTACGATGGCGAGCATGATTGGCAAGAAGAAGATGCCGCAGTACATATCATTGCACCATTCCAGGTCAGCTTATGCGAAGACGATGGCACCGTTATTGAAGAAAACGTAGTATTAAAAGATCGTCCTAAGTTTGAAACAACAAGCACTTGGCCGTTTCCACCAAAGGAAACAGAATGACTACTGCTAAAGAAATAACCGATACATTAATTTATCGTGCAAAAAATATACAAGAATTTGTAGTAGAAAGACCTATGCTAAATGTACCCAGAGGTGTTGTTAAATTTAGTTTCCAACACACAGCTGGTGAAAAGTACGCCCGTATTTTTGTACCAGCGTTAACACAAGAAGAGGCTGAACAGATGGTTGACGAATGGTTCCAGGAGAATGTATAATATGAAATGGTTTAAAAAATTAGTAGCCAGTTGGGCACATCAAGGTAATAACTACGCCGAAGTAGAAAATATGAAAACTAGTAGAGGACTAGTTAGAGGAAACGATGTTGAAGCTGTATGCGGTGACGATCCTGTATTAAACTTCAAAGTCTATTCGGCAGTAGGTGGCAAGGTTGTAGAGTTTAGACGATATGATCGAAAAAGTGATCGCAATGATTCTACCACTTACATTATAACTAATGATCAAGACTTTGGTGATCGAATTGCTAAGATTGCAACAATGGAACAAATTAAATTATGAGTAAGATTAAAATTGCAGAGTTATTTTATAGTATACAAGGCGAAGGACGCTATATGGGTGTCCCGTCTGTTTTTCTGCGCACATTTGGTTGCAACTTTAAATGTGCCGGCTTTGGTATGCCTCGTGGCGAACTGAGTACAGAAGTTGAAACAATTTCCTTTGCTCATAGCAATACTCCTTATAAAGACTATAAAGACTTACCACTTGTAAGTACAGGCTGTGATAGCTACGCTAGTTGGCATTCCGACTTTAAAGATCTAAGTCCAATGCTTACTACAGAGGCAATTGCAGATCGCATTTGTGAAATTATTCCTTACGGTGAGTGGAAGGATGAACATCTTGTTATTACAGGTGGTGAGCCATTGTTAGGTTGGCAACGTGCTTATCCCGACTTGTTAGATCATCCTAAAATGGCAGGTCTTAAAGAGATTACGTTTGAAACAAACGGTACTCAGAAACTTACTCCAGAGTTTAAGCAATATTTAGATACATGGACAGGTTTGCCTAAACAGCGACGTGAGATTACATTTAGTGTTAGTGCCAAACTTCCATGTAGTGGCGAAAAGTGGGAAGAAGCAATTCTTCCAGAAGTAGTTTGCGAGTACGAAGAAGTCGGTACAGCATACTTGAAGTTTGTCATTGCTACTGAGGATGATTTTGATGACGCAGTAACTGCGGTAATTGAGTTCCGCAAGGCAGGGTTTAAAGGACATGTTTATCTAATGCCAGTTGGGGGTGTAGAAAGTGTTTACGCACTGAATAATAAGAACGTGGCATTATTGGCAATGAAACATGGATTACGCTATAGTGATCGATTACAAGTGCCGCTATTTAAAAATGAATGGGGTACCTAATGAAAAACTTTTTTAAGAAACTTACTGGCTTAGATAAGCTAGAAGAAAAACTTGAGCAAACAAACAATCTTATAGCCGAAACTGAAAAGAAAGCAGAAGAGGCTGTTAAGGCAGCAGAAGAAGCTAAAGCTGCCGAATTGCTAGCAAAATCAACTCCAAAAGAACGTGCTACTGCCAAAGGCGAACCTTGGGTAAGTGTATTGGATACTCACGTTAATAAAGATAATATTCGTAATGGATTTTTTGAGCTTGACTGGAACGACCTGTTTGTGTTACAATTGAAACAAGCAGGATATGGATTTGACGGAGATCCTGACGAAGAGATTGTAGATCGTTGGTTCAGAGACATAGTCCGAAATATGTTAGCTGAAGAAGGCCAAGATACTACACGAGGTGCAGGTTATATTAACGTGGTTCCGATCACAAAAGATAAATCAGAGGTTTCATGACATATATTTTAGTTGATACTGCTAACACGTTTTTTCGTGCTAGACACGTGGTGCAAGGATCTGCCGATATTAAACTCGGTATGGCATTTCATATTACATTTAACAGTATCAAGAAGGCATGGCAAGACTTTGGTGGTACTCATGTAGTGTTCTGCCTCGAAGGTAGATCTTGGCGTAAGGACTTTTATAAGCCTTATAAGGCCAATCGTGCTGAAACTCGTAGTGCGATGACTATTAAAGAACAAGAAGAAGATAAGTTGTTCTGGGAAGCATTTGATGAGTTTAAAAACTTCATTACTGAAAAAACTAACTGTACAGTATTGCAACATAAACAACTAGAAGCAGACGATTTAATTGCTGGCTTCATTCAGATGCATCCAGAAGCAAAACATGTTATCATTAGCACAGACGGAGATTTTGCTCAGTTAGTAAGCCCCACTGTTAGTCAGTATAACGGTGTAGGTGACCTACACATTACACATGAAGGCATCTTTGATGCAAAAGGTAAACCCGTTAAAGATAAAAAAACAGGAGAACCAAAGCCTGCACAAGATCCAGAATGGATGCTGTTCGAAAAATGTATGCGTGGTGATACCAGTGATAATGTCTTCTCGGCGTATCCAGGTGTGCGTACTAAAGGTACAAAAAACAAAGTTGGTCTTATGGAAGCGTTCGCGGATCGTAACTCCAAAGGATATTCGTGGAACAATCTCATGCTTCAGAGGTGGGTCGACCACAACGGCGATGAACATCGTGTACTAGATGACTACCAACGTAACGTACAACTATGCGATCTTACTGCACAGCCGGCAGAGATTAGAAATCTTATTGAAGAAACTATTAATACCAATGCAGTGCCTAAAACGGTTGACCAAGTTGGTATTCGTATGTTAAAATTTTGTAATACATGGGACATGAAAAAGATTGCTGATAACATTCAGCAATATGCAGTCCCATTTCAGGCGAGGTATGTAAAATGAATTTAAAAG